GAGGAAATTGAGAGCCTCGAAGAATCCAAGCGGTGATTTGCTACCATACTGCGACCGGAGTCGAAGTTGAACCCACTGGCTGTCATCGCTCGAAGGCATGTAAATCAGCCACGCAGTGCCACGGGCACCATGAATCACGAGATAGTTATCCCACAGTGAGATGGTTTTTGGCGTATCCGCAGTTTGATCACCAATGTTTATAAAGTTTGTAGCCAAAACGACATATGGATTCCCAACATCGGTGTAGTACACCCTGTCGTCATTTTCACCTGGGTATCGACCAATCATGAAAAGACGATCTTGATGGTAAAGAATGGGACCATAGTTTGGAGGTACACCGGCATCATCGGGGGGCTCATCCCCAAGGGAGGCATCAGCAAGAGCATCAACATAGGTTGTGGCGGTGTTGTTTGCGATTGAACCGGCATAGTAAAGCACAGTACCAGATGCAGTGGTGCGGTAAATATTGCGACTCGATACTCCAAAAGACTGGGGAGCGACCGGAACTGAAGTCAGCTGAACCGCACTACTTGCGACCGTGAATGTCGCCGTGAGGGGGGAGATATCGCTTTCAACTAGTGCACTATTGACGTAGGTCATTCCCCATCGATAGTTTCCCGAAAGTCCAGAGATCGCCGTTGATGCCGATGCGACCGACATGGTGGTGGTCGCTGGATAGATCCCATGACGAGTGAAATCAGTCCCGTTGTATTTATAAGGGATCGATCCCGAACCATTCCCAAAAAATATGTGGTTTTGATACTCTACTGCAAATACCGTCGCGCCAGCCGAAAAGATTGATTGTGCGCTTGGAAGGCTCGTAAATGTGCTGGTCCCGGTTAAGGTAAAAAGCGAACCCCCGAACCATGCGCACATAGTTTCTGCCGTAGAGTTCCTTTCGTGACGAGTATAAAGTCCATCGCATGCAAAAGTTCCCACTGAAGTAGTGTTAAGCTGCAGGGTTCCAGGCCGTGTAGCAACAGCATCGTCATCGAAAACAACATTGAGGCAATCCGGCGACTCGTTATCGAGAATGATATTTTTTTGAATCTTACTGTTCTGCCCACCGTTAAACCTGACATAGTCAGCATCGGGAGGATAGGCAATATTGAAAAATTGAGCCATGCTTCACCTCAATAATTATATGGGAAGCGATTGCTAACAGGATCGGTCCCAAAGTAATAATCCTTGGTACGCGCCTGCTTATCCGCTCGTTTCTGCCGCCTTTGGTTCTGCCTTGCCTTTTCCACGCACCGATCCCACTTCTGACCATAGGCTTGAGCAAGTGCCAAGTTTTGATCCTTCATGCACATTTCCCTTAGCACGGCATCAGCAATGCAAATCTGGTACTCATCTGGAACATTGAGAGGATCAGTCGAACTGGTCAGTTTTTGCGCGGTCTGATACGTGCGTATTTGGATTTCATCGCCATCGGTATCGGGGGTCGGAAATAGAATAATCTCCTTTTCCCAGACGGCATACGATCCAGGTTCACCCGTAGGGTTATTGTCCGTATTTTTAGGATCCTGCTCAATATCAACCTTAAGCAGCTTTTTACCCTTGTACCTTACTTCTTTTACGGCAAGGCAGTTTGTCGGCCATGCCAGTGAACGGGTGCCATTGACGCTTGACGTGGTATAGGTTTTTTCAATAACCCATCCCTCGTTTGCAAGCTGGGTTTCAGCAGCCCAAATCTGTGTGATCATCCAAGAGTCGTTAAAAAAGTCATCACCATCAGCCGAGTTATATGCTGACCTGATGAAATCGGTTAACTGCGACAATGTCATGCTCATGCTTGCACCCATGTTGTTGTGGGCTGCGTGACCTCCGACCATACGGTCGTGGGTTCGGTACCTTCTCCGAAGGCATCACGCGGCCAATTTAGTGCATTTGTTTCACCGCCACGGGTGACGTACCAATTGTTGTTAATCAAATAAACAGATGCAATCTTGCTACTCAGCACCAATGTATCAAAAAAACGAGCTGGGAATTCCCGTGATATTGACATGGATAGTGCCAATGGAATTCCAAGGTAGTGGGTAACCTGCTTTCCTTCTGCTGTTGCAATTGAAATGGAATCAGAAACTGACTTGTAGAAAGTCCATGGGACATCGGTATAACCCCAAATTCCAGAACCCCACAGAAAAGAACCCCATTTAGTCGTAGGTTCGGGACTGTAAACCCGAAGGGTATTTGAAATGGTTTTTGTGTGTGCGGTCATACCATATCCTCATCAGGATATAGTTATCTCCGTGGTAACCACCAAACTGTCATTTGCACCCTTGGTAATCAGTCCTTCGACATCCCTTGAAAACATGGTGCCAGCTGCGGTGGTTATCGTCGAAAATAACCCATATTCGTAAATGTTGCCGGTTCCTGTCCCACTCGGGAATGTCGCGATCACGCGATAAATTCCTGTTGCACTCGACACAGTGCCGCTTGCTCTTGCCAGTTCAGTACCGAGAGCAACCTGTGCCGCACCCTCTACTGTTGAATCACTGCCAATAGCAACATACCTCATCGTAAAGGTGCTTGCTGCAGCTGCGGCACTTGCCAAAAAATCAGCTAAAAAATTAATCCCAGTGGTAACAATAGTGTTTTTACCATGCACCACTTGCTTCACTTCATCTGGTGCTCCGTAGAGAGTTACCCACCATTTTCCTTCAAGTTTCATTCGAGCTCCTCTCTGGCCTTTTCCTCCAGTTGATTCATGTGCTCTTTTTTGACATGCTTGAGTAGATCTTTTTTATCGTCAAATTCCTTTTTGCAGGCATGACAAACGAAAATCTTTTTGGCCTTATCCTCACTCTCATTTCTGAGAGCAAGTTCAACCCTGCGGCGGTCATCCTTATCCATTTCGAGCCATTTGAAGCTACGCGGATCCTGGGTTCCATCCTTGAGGCGCTTAAATTCTGGCATTTGACCTAAAAATCGGTTTCCTTCCTCGTAATCCATTTCAATAAAACTACCGGCAGGCACGAATATCTCACGGCCTTTGAACTTTTCGGTGTAATCATACTGGTTACGATTATGAATTTTTACCATCGAATCAAGCATACAATCCCTTTATGCAATACAAATAACTGAAAATTCATATGCTGTTGACGTTGTTGCAGACGTCAAAGCGACCTGGAAATATTGACCTAACGGTGGAACGCCAACAATTGCGTTTGATACGCTTGATGGGATGTTCACCAGTGTAGGAGCAGCTGTCGCAACAGTTGGAGAATGATAAAGAGCCTTGAATGTCGTTCCCTCGTCATATGAAACGTTGAAACGGACATCACCTCCCGATGCCATTGAAGGCAAGCGAAGCTGGTAGTACCGATATCCACCGCCCACGTTGAATGTAGCAGCACTGACTCCAGCAGCTATCGTTTTAGTAAACACCTTCACAGGTGCCACGGTAGACATGTTATCTTCCGTAAATAATAAGGAAGAAGTTATCACCGTTTGTAGCAGCCGATACCGTAATGGTTCCACCGCTTGCTTTCATGAGAGGAGAAGCAGTAGCCATTGAAATCGGACCAACCGAATAACCTGTGATCACCGAAAGACCGGTCGGAATAGTACCGCTGGCTGCATCAGCCGTTACGTTGCACAGGTGCACCCTTTGATCACCAAAAACCGTTTTTGTAGTTGTAACTGTATATGCCATGATCTCTTCCTTTTAGAAAAGTATTACATCCTTACCATTTGGTGCAATCGTCGGATTTTCTGCTCGATAGATAAGTTTATCACTCAAACTATACATTTCAAATACCTTGTCGAGTTCTAATTGGAGAATTGACATGATATTGCCTTCGCGATACGCACCAAAACATCCACCTTCGGTCGCATTGATATAGTGTCCTGGGCAAACCATCGAAACATAATCAAACCACAGTTTGAAATTCCAGTATGATGGCCAAGTGCGGACACTGTTACCATAGATATCGACCACTCTCAAAGTTTCACCAATTGACTTGTCATACTGGGAATCCCAATAGTGAAACTTAACTTTTTCTCGGTTACTGAAAGCAAAATCAGCACCCACGAATATGGTGCTCACTGCACCAAGCCAACCTTTTGCAAAGTAAAGACATGCTCCCAGCACGTTTCCACCATTACTGATGTACTGATGCAGGGGATCAATTGCAGATACTTCTTCCATATAGGAGGTATCAGGAACCGGAGCATTAAAAAAGTATAACTCACCTCGCCACTTCGTTAATAACTCTGGATCGCTCCCGATGAATGCAACAAGTTTTCTTTTTGCAGTGAGCTCCCAATATTCATCTGGTGTTCTGGATCCACCTTCAGAAACTTCATGAACAGTAATCGGTCCAGCATCGAGCGACACATAGTAATCGACCTCAGCATCGTTATCTTCCATTGCATGAAAATTATGCAAACATGAAATCAACTTTATGCATTTCGGTCGATTTTTCAATTTCCCTATATTTAGGGCAAGGCTCGGTCCTGATCCTGCTACGATCACGGGAGATCCGAGCCACGATTGGAATAGATTACCTATCCCCTTTGACGCAAATGGACCAAAGTTTTTTGAATTTTGAGTGATATTTGCAATCCACTTTGAACGCCACGCCTGTATCGTAGGACCGTCGGATGAGCAGGCAGACGCATACATACTATTCAGCGTCTGCGGAGGTGCTTGGATATAGGGCTGCAGTTCAAGAGTCAGGGTAGCTTGCTTCACTCAAAATTCTCCTATTACTGACAAGACAGATAAGCAAGGCCGGAAACGTTTGTCGCTGCCGACACCGTTGCCAAAAGCTTTGCGAAAAATGGACCGGTTACGCCGGAAACCCAAAGGCCGTTGGCACCCAGCTGCATAGGAGCACCTTGGGTTACTGCTGCCGATACGTGAATATTGCAAGCACCTCTTGTCTGCACCCAGCCATAGCAGGATGCCGATAGAGTCGCATTTTTCACCACGCCCATCGGCACATCAATCTGTGCAGTGGTCGAGATCGTGCAGCTGAAACCTGTGGTAGTTCCGGCAAGTGGAGTTACCGCATAGCCAATCGGAATGTCCGATGTTGCGGCATTGTAGACATAAACGAACTCGTTCCCAGCGTAATTAACGCGAGTACCAAGTTCAGGATCTTTCGCCCCCCGGGTAGCTGTTACCCCGGAAAGGCCGCCAAAAATTATGGGAGTATTGCTATAAAAAGACATCCTTGTCCCCTTTTTTTAAAAAATGTTAAACCAAAAAACAAACCCAACCGCAGGTTATGCGGTTAGGCCAGAAAGCTTGCCATGGAGTCGGTTGTTGCTCGATCCAAAAGCACCCATCCATAGAATCCTGGACACTTTAACCTGTTGATTCAATGGCTTCTGGAAAGGCTCACTCGAAAAGTTTCTTTCCGGGTGATAGCAGAGCCACAGATGATTCTCGTTCAGGAAAAACACATGATTTGCTGGACAATGTGAGTCAGAAATGAACGGAATCCCGTTAAACATCAGGTTATTAAAGCCTCCTTTCGCCGTTTCGCTGTCGGTGAAGCGCTGCATAGGCTGAAGGAGATTGTAATAGCGAACATAATTTGTGCGTGTCGCAATGCCAACAGTCGGTTTTTCGCTGTCAATAGAGGCATTTTCGTACACTGTGTTAAGTGCAGAAATTGTCAGTGTTGTGGTGCTGCTATCGACGATTCCTTGCCACCAGCTGTTTGTTGACTGGGCGATGCCGCCAACTGTCTGGTCAGCTGCAACGATATCCCGAAGGCCAACAATACTTTTGGTATTTGTTCCATCACTATACAGACCGGTTCCCAGCTGATCCTTGATGGTTTTTTCGGCAACCTGGGCTTTGGAGGCCAGAAGCTTCAAAACGCCAGCAGAGCCACCGTTTTTGAGTTCATCTTCCTCCGTAATTGTAATGCCCGCAAACAGACTTTTCCAAGAATATTGAGCACTTGTGAGAATTTCATTCTCAGAAGTGTCCAAAGTCTCGGCACCCTGATACCACCCAGTTGCAGTGGTTTGAGCGTAGTTAAGTGGGATGTCAATAGTAGTACCACCCGCTACAGATTTATACTGTCCAGATGACAATAAGCGCTTCAATAGCGGATTACTGTCAAAAATATTGTCATACATCTTGGGCATGATATAACGCTGTGTAATTGCTGTTAATTGATCGACTGAAACTGCCATAATATCTCTCCTTGATATTAATAGTTAAATTTAAAAACCTAATTCTTTTGCAGCCATATCCATAAGGCTATGATAACTGTGGCCTTTCATATTCACACCGCTCATGTCACGCTGCAATAAAGGAGTATTGGACTGAGCCAATACCCCATTTTTAACCTGTTGCTGCATTTGCTTTGCAACAGTTTCCTTTGCCTGTGTTTGACCTCGAGCCAGTAGCTTATCAAACATCATGTCGCGAAACGCAGCACGAAACGATCCGATACCGTAAGTTTGCGCATGACGTAAGATTTGCTGCTCAAGATTCTCCCCAGTTTGCGGATCAGTCGCATGGAGGTCATACTCTGGATATTCTGACATTACAGAATTGATCTCAGAGGCAAGCTGTGCATCCTGCTCGGCTTGCATGGCCATTTGCTTCTCCTGTTCATACTGGGATATAAAAGATTTCATCTTCGATAACTCAGCAGCCACCTCCGGAGGAAGACTTGGATTTTGAACTTGCTCGGCAGGGTTTTGGAATCCTGCATTTTCATTCGGATTGGCCTGTCCAAACGAAAACCGGCTTTCCCACGACTGCCGAACATGATCAGCCCACTGAGGATTGCTGTTGGCATAATCCTCATACGGTTTCCACTTCTCCTCGAGTGATTTCAGCTGCTGTTGCTGCGCCTGGAATTCTGATTGCTGCTGCTTAAACTGCTGCATAAGCGTGGCATAATCATAACCCATTGACGCTCTCTGCAGAACCATACTCAAAGGCTCCTGGATTTCTTTTCCACGCGCCTTGTAAGTCAGAACTGCATTGGGATCAAATGCACTGCCCTGATTTTGAGGAGCACCCGGTACTGGTGAAGGCGTACCTTCTCCACCAAGATCAAACGATCCTGAATCAATTTCGCCAGCAATTTGATCAATATTGAATTCTACCATATTTTATATTGCTCCCTGTGGTCCCATCGGCATACCATTTGACTGATCTGGCATAGCTTGAGATCTGCCTCCCGGTGCGCCTTTAGCACCACCACCAACAAATTCACTCATGATTTGCATAAAGTCATTTTGGATCTGTTGCAGTTTTTTTGCAACATCTGGTCGCTGCTGCGCAGCTGCATTGGCCAATGCTCCAATCGTTTCAGCAACGTTTTGCACGATCTCGTCTGGGCTTGGTCCACCTTCCATCTGCTGTTCTGCCATCTTATGCTCCTTGCTGCTGCGCTGCCGCAGCTTGCTGTTGCACCATCTGCGCTTGCCGCTCGGACATGCGCTGAAGGATCTGTTCTTTGTTGGGATAGTTGAGTGAATCGAGGACTTCCTGGGCATCAATAATCTGCCGGTCAAACAGTGCCAGGGCTCTGCGTTCCTTATCTGCTGCTTCAAACGGTAGGTCGCTACCGGCTGTTACCTTGGAATCAAGTTCACCTTTGAGGATTAACTTTTGAGTATCAGTGATCGTGGCAAGTCCATCGACAACTTCATATTTTTGGATAGTCGCCTGTTTAGCTGGATTACCCTGCTGATCCTGCACGTTATCAACATGCATCTTAAGGAAATATTGGCTACCATCTTCATTGGTCATCCGAAAGATGCGAGGCGCGGTATAGAACTGCAGCACCCTGTTGAGCCAGTGCCGACCGACTCCACGGAGATAACAGTCCATATTTCGCATCCGCTGCCGGATTCTGGTGCGACTGGCACTGATCAACTGTTCGATGGCACTTGCTGCCGTAACCCCACCTGTCGCCTCTCCGCGACTAAAGTCACTCGATCCAGCAATGTCGTTAAACCAGCCAATGAGGCGATCTAGCGTTTGAGTGAACCCAGGATTGAGAGGGGGACCGTTTTCACGACGCACTTCACTTCCTGGTGATTTTTCGACCACAGAGCCTGGAATGTTGTTGAGGGCATCTGTATCCACGTCGGCGCTGTTATCCACTACCCAGATCGGGTTACTGGTGTAGAGCAGCACATCAATCGTGTAGCTGAGTATCTTATTGATTATGATCTGAGGACTTGCCAGCTGCTCGACTTCGCTGATCCCAAAAAATTGTCTTGGATCAGACGAATTGATGTATTTTTGGTAGGGGATCTCAAGATCCTCATATGGAAGTTCTCCATCGTGCAGCATCATGCCATTGGCAATGCAAACGTACCGACCTTTTGGATACTTCTTTTTGACTGTGTAGATCTTTTCATCGCCGTTTTGCTCGACATCCTCGATCATTTCAACAGGCTTTAGGTATGCTTCAAAAACCATAGTTTTTGGTATCGCGCATTCATCGACATTTTGGGTGTCGTAGGTGATCTCGGGCATCTGCATCGTGGTTGAAGCATGTTCAGTCAAATACCTGCGGTTAAGATCATACTTATCTCGTTTTTGACGATCAATCGATATGTCCGATTTGATCATGCTTGCACGATGAGGATACTTGGCTTTGAGCCTATCAGTTGGGACCGGGTAAGCCTTGAAAAAACCCTGGCTCTTACTGTCGTTGATATCGTTGCATTCTGGATCGGGGTAGCAGTAGAGCGGTTCCTCGCTCTGATAAACTGTGGCACCCATGCCATACAAAAGGGATGGATCATAGTTTACTGAACTGAAACCGGTTCCGAAGATGTATCCGTCAAGGATCACTTCCTGAACCGTCATCATCCAATTGTTTTCAGTCCATTCGGCATCGCATACTTTATTGATAATTTGGGAAAATGCCAAATCTTCTGGTTCCTGCGGCAAAAACGTAAACTTCGGCCTTGCATCCATCTGCAAAGGTAGCTGCGACTGAATCACCTGCCAAATAAAGTTTACGATCTCGCTCGTTTTCCAAGATGGTCGCTGGGTGGACCACTGAACACCACGGTAAAGCTTATAAAAGCTGATCCAATCCTTAGCGTGTTTATCTCTCACCCGTTTCCACTGGTGGAATTTTTTCATGATGGCTTTTACTTCAGCCTGTTCTTCCTGTGAAATATCAGGATTTGAACCGGACTGGCCGCTTGAAGTGCGGTCTGTTGGATCCATCGATGTTTGATTCAGGGTTTCGAGCATCAAAATCCCCTAACCTGATACGGTCCCGTATCATATATTGACCGGTAGCGGTCACGAGACCTTTTTTCACGATCTCGTTCGACACTATCGTGCAGTTTTTCAACATTTTCGTTGCCTATTTCGATCATACCACGCTGCTTCGCTTCACGCCGCATCGCGTTTTTACCCTTCACCCACTTACCAAGCGGAATGGAGTAAAAAGGTTCCTCCGGTTTTTCACCGTAGAATTCCTTGGGTGTCGCAATGTAGCGGCAAGTTTTATCGCAAGGAGCCTCACAGTGCGGACAAGATTCGATCATGTCGGCATCTGTAATGCGTTTCGTGACCTCGAAGGTATCCTCGCAATGCTTGCATTTGTAATCGTAAACTGGCACAGCAATACTCTCACAAAATACGTTCAGACCGCTTTTTCTTTAATAATTTTTCACGGTTGAGATCGTAATTTGAAGCTGTCCGCGCTGGGATAATATTTTGATCGTCCGATGTTATAATTTTATTAGGTTTTTTGCTAGTTGTAAATGTCGCAATTGTCACGTATCGCTCGGCATCGAGAACATGGTTATCTTTATCAACCGGAAGGTCATCCGACTTGTTGTCCTGATCCGGCCTTAAATCCTTTTCTTCGGGATAATGGTACATTTCGTATTCATCAAGGAGGTACTTGCCAGAATTTCGAAAAACGAAATATCGACCAGAATTGATGAGCTCCCAATGGGCTTCAATACCTCGCTTGATGTCCTTATCGGCAGGAACTGTTCGAAGACCTGCCCGGTTAAATTCTTCGATGTCGTCCGGATTGGCACTGTCAGCGTAGAATTTTTCAATCGGCCATATCGATTTGAGTCGGTGAGCAGCATCTATTTTTTGCCCAATCCTAAGCTGCGATCCGTAATATTCACCCACCCGGTAGTGCATTCCGAGAGGCGTGATGGCTCTCACAGTAATAACAAAAGGATGGGTATAACCCCAATCCACGCCAGCCACGAACCGTGTGCCATCAGGAAGATTGATAGGATCAATGACATGGCTGCTAGCATCAAAGCAATCGTAAACCAAACCCTGAGCCTTATCAAAATTACCCCCGTACATCATATTGAAACGGCGCGGATCCATAGTTCGCCGCTTGCGATCATATTCATGATCAGGAAAATAAGGGTTTTCGTTGCTCCTGGCTTGGCAGAGGTGAACCTCTTTTAGGATGTAAGGGTCTCCTCCCCGGTACTTTCGAATATAATCTCGATATAGCCAATTGAGGGAATAAGGCGAAGTAACAATTGTAATAGGAGCCTCCTTAAAAGAGGCTCGCGCTTGGATGTTTTCCCAGAAATAAAGCGAGTACAACCCAGCCTCATCACAAAGTATGTGTCGCACGTTTGTGATTCCAACCACCGAATCGGGATCTGTACCGGTGCGAAACCAGACACACCCACCGCCCTTAATTCTAAAGCACTCGTTTTTTTTATCATAGATTCCAATCCCTTTATTCCAGTGAAGGAATGGTGGAAGTGTAGACTGGTAAAGGATTTTATAGGTCGGACTTGTCACTATGAAGTTATCGGTCGGATCCGTATAGCGATGCATGTCAACCTTCAGACGGATCACTCCAACTGATGTCTTGCCCCATTGTACGCCAGTTGCGCATATCGTGATCGGCTTTTCAGAATTGAAAGCATCATCTTGTTTTTCACTGTGAGGCTCAAATAACACGCGGTCGCACCCATTTCTTTAGAGTGAAATCATAGATTCTCTGATGAGGATTCTTCGGTTTGATCTTGGGAACCGCGAGGCAGGTGTCTACCATTTCGTTGAATTCCTCAACAGTCAAAGCATGAGGTTCATGCTCATATGGATGATTACCATTTGGCTTAACATGCTTTTCCAAAAATGCTGCACCGTACCAAGAGCACAAAATAGGAAAGCATTCGATATCCAGGCTATGATCAGAGTAGCCATGCTGGCATCCCTTAAACCAATTTCTGATCTCAAGCATATGCCGCACATTATGACGTTTGCTGGGATACTCCACGTTACAAGCCATCAGGGTGATCGGAAGTCCAGCCAGTGCTTCAACTGCGGCACCGATCTGCTGTCTTGTTGCTCCTCCGCATGAAACAATCACAGGTTTGCGGCACCCTTTGATTTGTTTAAGTAGATCTTTATCCGTAATCTCGCTTGAAGCGACTTTATGAATTCCAACATACGGATCAATAATGCCAACATGATCGGGATTGAAAACCGTCACCATTAGCTTTTTCCTGAACATCTTACAGTGCTCATGAATTTGAGGAAGCCAGGAGGCATCAAGCTTGGATTCTTTCGACCCGGAGCCGTAAAGATCATATTCAGAATAGTATTGAAGCTTAACAAAATCGGCCTGCACTGTCTGGATAACCATTTTAATTTCATCCAAACCTTGCCAGTTGAGGGATAAATCTGCTATAAAACGCACACTTTGATCCTCTGTAAATTGGATAATTTTTGAGATTTTAGCGTTAGGAAATAGGCACCGGAACCCGATGCCTATTTTTTTACTTTTTGGGCATCGGTGGTTTTTTTGGACCTTTGCCGCCTTTTCCGCATCCAGCCATAACAAATCTCCTAATTATTTGGTTCAGTCACCAGCCAGCACCATGCTGTGTTTTCCAAATATCCATCATGATTCAGTTGGTGACATTCTTCTAATAAACCAGTTTCGGAGGTTTGATACAATGGATTTTTAATAAAATTCCTGGTAGTCGATCCCTGCGCAAGCTGATCCACCTGCTGAAAGTGCCCTGGCTACGATTGAAAGGGTGTCTCCATTTCCTGAAAGATCTCCACCGAGCCAGAAATTGTTGGCAAACAGTTCCTTAACGCTCTGCCTCTGACTTGATGCTGTGTAAACAGTAGCAAGCTTGGTTGATCCCGTAATATGAGTAGCCGCAACATCAATCATGCCGATGCCAGGAGCATTCGCCCATGATGCTGATTCAAGAGTTCCTCCATAGTGAACTTCAAACACAGCATTGACGTTTCCCACTGATAGCACCGAGATGTCCTGAGGCTTTAGCATTGAGGTGCCCACTGATCCTGTTTGCAGCTTCAGTGAGATGATTGGGATGCCAGTTGTCGTAGTGATCCCACGAGATGTCACGCCATTGCTTATCGTTCGTCCGACCTTGCTAGTCGTTTCAGTTCCCTCGACAATAACGGAGGAGCAGATTTGTCTGAAGTCTGATAACGCGGTTGATGCTCCCGTGTTCTCGACTTGATACGTGACAGGCAGAATCGGACTTTTCATATAGACCGTAGTGAGCCTGTTATTATGATAGCATTCATGGCATGTGATAATTTGGCCCTGATGAACGAAACCAAAGCGCACCCGACCAACACCAAGCCATTCAAGATCGATCCAAAAAATCTGTGTCTTGGTGAAATCAAGATCAATCGCAGATGGTCCTGTTCCGTCACATGGGTCAATATTCCAATCTGCCTGTTCGTAACGGCTGTCAGCTGCAGTTCCGCTCGTTGAAGTCCTTACGACAACACCCATGGCAGCATCTTTCTGCTCAAAAAATACCCCATCATTGGCTGAAAAAAGACCTATTCTCTGTGAAGAATTTGCTGCTCCTGCTCCCATTACTCCCGTCAGAAATGCAAGGATTGAAGTCCCAGGAGTGTAGAGCGAGAGCTTTTTGCTCGACCTTGTCGCCTTGTCACCATTGGCTGCAGTGGTTTCAAACTTTATTGCCGACTGGTTTGCGACATGAGCCATGGAGGCACCGCCAGCTGTGGATTCATTCCAGACAAGGGTCTTCTTTCCTGTGATCTCATAGTTATCGAATGTGACGTTTGGAGTGGATACTCTCAGCCTTCCAAACGCATCAGCTGCAGGAGTATCTCCAAACGTAACCATCTGCGCCCACATTGGGTTACCGCCTCGTGAAATTTCGCAGAACGAACGATATATCCGGTCATTAATGTTAGACTGTGTCGCCATCCTTTTTATCCTCGCTGATGAGCTCCACCTTTTGGGAGCCAAGTTGTACCTGGGTGCCGTTTCGCGTCTTAATTATAACAGGTTTTTGATCGGTTACCTCTGGAAGTTGATCTCTCATTCCAAGATACTGCTTACTAAGCCAGATGGCAATTGTCGCGTGAGGCTTAGCACCGGTTGCTAGTTTCCATAATGATCTGCGAAGTGAACTTTTGCCATTTTCAGCGTGTTTTTTATACCATTCCGTATAAGATTCACCGTTTTCTTTCTCGCATCTTAGGCTCAAAGTATCGGTCGAAATCTTAAACCATGCTGCTATCTCTACTGCTGTGCATTGAATTTCTGCAAGCTTTGCTGCCTCCGCCCAATCGATCGGTTTTAGTGGTCTACCACCCTCACCTTTTGCTGGTCCTCGTTTATTCCCTGCCAATTGCATCCCCTTCCATGGGCTGTAAAATTGTTATGCAGTTTTAAAGATATTATACACTAGCCTATTTTTTATACACTCATAATTTAGATAAAACAATGGCTTATCGCTGGCACAGACCTGGCAACAGGAGGCGCGAGCAATGGTGCTCACGCTGAAACTGAAAGGACTTGTAATTATGAAAAATCTTATTGTTTTTGGACTACTAACCATGTTGCTATCAAATTGCGGAAACGACCAGCCTTCCAAGCGAACGGTTTCAAAACCCGTGAGCCTCACTAACCCAGTCGTCACCGTCACCGCCGATGAGGTCACGCCATTTGCTGCTACCGGCATCCCCGATTCCTATACCTTCCTCGATACTCCTGATGCGAATCTTTGTGTTGATGCTTTCCTTAGAAAAGGGATCACGCTTCCAGCCGACACTGTTGCTCGCACCCTTGATGCTCACAGCTTTAAAAGCGATGGAATTGCTATCAGCGACATCGAAACCTCAAGCGTTTCAATCCTAAATGTCGTCCATATACGCTCTGACTTTTCAAACATGATGTTTCAATTTTATAACCGTAAAGGCTTTTACTGCATCGTGAAGAATACCTCGAATTTTTCCAATATCAGGATCCAGCGATCCTGTGATTCGCAGATGGCCGAGGTTGAACCGATCATGCACGATAGCCACGGCAGCAGCCTAAACCTTTTCTGGTGGTTCCAGCCTCGCACCCAGGATAACCCCGATGCCACGACCGGAACCTACAATTCAAAACTTACTGAAATGCCTTGTATCCCGTGATACAAGTCCTTATGTAGAGACGAACAGCTAGGGGATTCTTTCGGGAATCCCTTTTTTTATCCAATATTTACAAAATAATTTAAGTTTTTATTGAAAATATCGATCTAACTTAATATGAAAAGTCCACTGACCTTGTCAGTATGAAGGAGGAAAATATTATGAAACGCAAATTGGC